GTATTCCAGCACGCAACTGCTTGGCCGTCCGAGCGACATTCATACCTTCCGTGATGGGCCTGATTCACGCGCTGGCATTGGCACGCACACCAAGCTGTACGCAATCAAACCGGATGGAACCTATCAGGACATCACGCCTGCTGGCTATGTCGCCGGTCGCGCTGATGCTGGAAACGCCTTTGGCTACGGCCTTGGCGCATACGGTGTTGGCGCATACGGCATCTCGACACCGGCAACCGGCAGCATTCAGCCCCCCACGAATTGGACGCTAGACAACTTCGGCTCATTCCTTGTGGCTTGCGCTAACACCGACGGCAAGCTGTATTACTGGGATAACGTGACATTGACCGCTGTCACGATGATGGGCGCTCCGATCAATAATCAGGCCGTTATCGTGTCTGAGGAACGGTTTGTGTTTGCGCTTGGCGCTGCTGGAAACAACAAGTTGGTGCAATGGTCTGATCAGGAAAACTTCAACCTGTGGATGCCTGCTGCAACGAACCAGGCTGGGGACTTTGAGCTAGCCACCAATGGCGCAATCCTGAATGCAATCAAGGTGCGTGGGCAGTTGCTGATTCTGACTACTGCTGACGCGCATACAGCGACCTACCAAGGCCCGCCATTCGTCTATGGCTTTGAGCGTGTCGGCTCCGGCTGTGGCGCAGCTGGCCCGCAAGCATCGGTTGCTACTGACTCCTTTGCCTGTTGGATGGGGCTTGGGTCGTTCTACATCTACGATGGCTTTGTGAAGCCTCTCCCGTCCGACGTGCAAGACCTTGTATTCAGCGACATCAACATGGCGCAGATTCGCAAGGTGGCCGCATGGAATAACACGGCGTTTAATGAAGTCTGGTGGCACTACCCTTCTGCTGACAGCAACGAGTGCAATCGTTATGTAGCCTGGAACTACCGCGAGAACACTTGGTCAATCGGTACTGTTGCCCGCACATGTGGCGACGACAACGGCGTTTACGGCAACCCGCTGATGGCATCGCCGGATGGCTACATCTATCGCCATGAGATCGGATTCCAGTATGACGGTATGGCTCCGTTTGCTGAGACTGGCCCGTTTGAGATTGGCGAAGGCGAAACGCGCTACATGGTGCGTCGTGTCCTGCCAGACGAGAACACGCGGGGCGATGTCACGCTGTCATTCCGGACGCGCAACTATCCTAACGGCCCCGAGTACAGCTTCGGGCCATACACGATTGATGCGCCGACGAGCGTTCGATTCTCTGGCAGGCAGGCTGTCATGCGGCTCGATGCGGCTCGCAATACTGATTGGCGCTTCGGCATTCCTCGATTGGATGTTGCAGCAGGTGGAACACGATGAAACTGCCGCGCTTTGATGATCGCAGCGTTACCGAAATGGCTCGGCAGATAGAACTTGCCGACAAAATGAACTACAAGCGTGACCGCGACCTCGAAATCGGGCAAAATAGGGTCATCCTGACCAGCCCTAACGGGAGTCGGTACGCAATCACAGTTTCTGATCTTGGCGTACTGAGCGCCGTATCAGTTTGAGGGGTGGGATATGGGTTTCGGATTTTCTTTAGGCGGAGGCCGCAACAAAACCAAGAGTTCGTCTGAGAACAAGATTGATAAGGAGCTGATGCCGCTCCGAACCAATGTTCTCGGTCAGGCGATGGATGTTGCCAAATCTCCGATTCAGCAGTTTCAGGGGCAGCGAGTCGCTGGATTAACCCCGCTGCAAGAACAAGCATTTCAGCAGGTAGGTCAGCTTGGCACGCAGGGTCAGGGTCTTGCCCAGCGTGGGTTCAATATCCTGGGCGGCATAGGCTCTGCTGCTGACCGCATCTCTGCTTATCAAAACCCGTTTACCAGTGAAGTCATTGACCGTTCGCTGGCAGACCTTGAGCGTCAGCGTCAGATCAGCGGTCAGGCAGATGCAAGCAAGGCGGTCGCAGCGCGTGCCTTTGGCGGCTCTCGGCAGGCCGTAAATGATGCGCTGACTAATGAGGCGTATGCTCGCCAAGCTGGCGACCTTGCGTCTAACCTGCGCTTTCAGGGCTTCAACACAGCTTTGGGTGCTGCTCAGCAGGATGTGCAGCAACAGCAGCAGCTTGCTCAGGCATTGCAGAGTGCCGGTTATGGCGCGATTGATGCGCTTGGTCAGGCTGGTGGTATGCAGCAGCAGCTTTCACAGGCTCAGATTGACGCTGAGCGAGAGAAGTTCTACGAGCCCCAGAATCTCCAAATGCAGAAGTTGGACTTCCTAACTGGCATCTTGTCTGGATTGCCGCAGGGTGGATCAACGAAAGGAACAAGTACAACGCGCTCGTTTAACTGGGGCGCAAATGGGAGTGTTGGATAATGGATAACATGTTCAGCTTCTTCCGTGGAGCAAGACAGCAGCCATTGAAATTTGCAGATGGCTACAATCGCAATTCTTTGGATTTCAGCCGTCCATTGTCTAATTTTTCTGGTGGCTATAATCAGCAGATGCAGCCATTGGAAACGGCAACGCAGCAACCGACAGGCGGTTACATGCCATTCAATCCGACTCCAGCGCCAGAAATGGAGTCAGCACAGCAGCTTGCGCCAAGTCTGCTGTCATCTGTTATGCAAAAGGTGATGAAGTCTGATCCAGTTGCTCTTGCAGGCGCTCAGTCAGCACAAGCAAAGGCTGAGCAGATGGCTGCTCAAGGTTCGCCAATGCTTTCACAAGTTCAGCAAATGGGCGGACGCTATCAGCGTCGTTTCTCTGGATTACTGGGGTGACATATGGGATTGCTTAATGAGCGAATCCAACCGTTAGGGTACGAAAACAGTGCGCTGGCAAACTATCAGCCAATGGCTCCTCAGCAGTCATCCGGCATTGGATTTCTTGAGGCGCTTGGTCAGGCATTTATTCCTGAGACAATGGCGCGTGTTGCTGGCGTAAAAGCCCAGCGTGCTGCTCCGGCTGGTGCGTCCAACGCTGAACTTGCCCAATACTGGGCAGAACAGGGCTATCCGCAAATAGCGCAGCAGTATGCTGAGTTAGCTCAGGCGCAAAACAAACAGCCGCGTGCATTCAGCAAGGTTGAAGGCGTTATCAATCCGCAGACCGGCAAAAAAGACGTTGCCGTTATTGATGAGTTTGGTGTGCCAAAATATGTCGGCCTTGATATGTCTGGAGTGACAAACACTGAAGCGCCAAAAACACGCGAGATCAATAAGGGAAACAACATTGTCACGCAGGAATGGAACGGCGCTGGCTGGACTGATGTAGCAGTTGCTCCACGGTACAAGCCTGGCGATGGCGGCGGCGGTGCAAAGCCAGCATCGTTGAGTGATGTGCTTTCTCTTGGGCAGAAGTTTGAGTCAGTCATCAAAGATGATGTGACTGTCGTCAATGGATTCCGCAATCTAAAGGCTAATGCCTCGCTAGGTACGCCGCAGGGCGACATCGCACTGATTTATGGCTATATGAAAATCCAAGACCCAACGTCTGTTGTGCGAGAGGGTGAATTTGCCACAGCACAAAACGCTGGCGGTCTGGATGAAAAAGCGCGAGCCAAGATCAATGAATACATCGGCGCTGGTCGTCTGACGCCAAAGCAGCGAGCCGAGCTTATCCGATCTGCGGAGGCGACCGTTCAGTCAAGATCAAAGCAGTTCCGTGAGAGCTATTCGCGCTTTGCAAAAACCGCTACCCAGTTTGGAATTGATCCGTCTCAGGCCTTGTCGAACCCGTATGCCGACATCCAGGTAACGCCTTCAAAGCCTAAGTTCGATCGCGCCATGTATAACGAGTACAAGATGGCTCGTGATGCCGCATACAAGTCTGGCAAATATGACTTGGTGCGCATGATGGATGCTGAGGCAGTAAAAGACGGCCTTATTCTCGCTGCTCCGAGGGCTAAGTAATGGGCAAATATACCGAGATGCTCGGTGGCAAGTATTCCAAGATGCAGGAGCCCGCTCCATACGGCGTGGGCAACGAACTACTTTCCGGCCTGACTTTCGGCTTTGGAGATGAGATTCGGAGCGCAGTTACTGGCGAGCCGATTGAGTCTGTTCGTGCTGGGCAAAAGCAATATCGAGAGCAGAATCCTGTGGCGTCTACGGTCGCCAATGTTGTTGGATCGCTCCCTATAGGCGGAGTTCTTGGAAAGGGCGTCATTGCCGCTGCTAAGGGCATTGGTAGTCGTATTCCTGGAATTGGCTCTGCCGGGGCTGCTATTACTGAGAACGCGCCGCAAATTCTTCGTGTACCAACTCAGGCTGCCGTCATTGGCGGCGCTGAAGGCGCTGCAAGGGGTGTTGGCGAGGGAACGGGCGCAGGCGAGGGCTTCATTACGGGAACGCTTGGCGGTGCCGCTGGCGGCGTACTTGGGGCGGTAGCAGCGAAAGGCGCTCAGAGGGCTGCTGGTAAATCCATTGACCCACTTGAGGCAAGAATCGGTGAGCGTGCGCGTGCTGCTGGCCTGAACGAATCAAGCGTCATTCCGAGAGGGCAGTCACTTGCGGAGCAGGGCGGCACAGTTGTTCGTGGTCGCTTAGAAGGGCCATTGCAGCGTCTGGCTGGCGCTACCTACCGCCGCAGTGATAAGGCTTCGGCAACAGTGCCGCAGGTTCTTTCGGATCGTGAGGCGGCTTTGCGCACAGACCTACCATACCAGATCAGCGGTGCCCTGCGTGCAAGCCCTGATATTGGCGACTACGCATCATTGCGTCGTGCTGAAGCGGCACCACTGTATGATCAGGCGTTTGCATCGAGTTACTTGATTGACCCAAATGAGGTGCAGCAAATCATGAGTCAGCCAGCGGCATTGGCTGCTTATAATCAGGCTGCTCAGAACTTTGGGGCTCTTGGTCGTCGCGCCCCATCGCTTGATGATGTGATGAATGGCACCGCTCCGCTTGAGTTCATGGATGCCGTTAAGCGTCAGTTGCAGAAGGTCTACGGCAAGGCTGACACGCCGATGGCACCGTCTGGGGTGGTAGCTGATAAGCAGGCTCTAGAGGCGCTGTCTGGGCGATTTACTAATGCGCTGCGGACAGGTGCAGACCCATCCTACGGCCGAGCGCTTGATGTATCGGGCGATGCTATCCGCATGGAAAAAGCATTCGAGGCTGGCAAGAAACTGTATGGCGCTCCGGCTGACAAGATCAATGACGCAATGCGGGGCATGTCCGAGGATGCGCAGCAGGGCTTTCGATCTGGCCTTGCTTATGCTGCGCAAGAACTTTCCAACGCCCAGCGCGACACTGCAACGCAGACGCTTATCAGTAGGCTTATCGGCTCCCCGCAGGCTCGCCAGGGTCTTGAGGCGGCTGGCGCCGATCCCATGATGCTGAGATACGCAAAGGATCGCGCTGAGAAGCAGTTGGCTTTCGGCAACATGCTTGGTGGCGGCTCACCAACGGCTCTGAATCAAGCTGCTGATGATGCCTTGCAGACTGACCTCCAATCGGCGGTGAACTTCGCTAAGAACATCCCGAACGCAATTTCCGACATCTTGTTGCAGGGGCAGTACGGCAAGACCGCTGACAAGGCGTCAGACATTCTTTTCAACTTTGACGATCCCCTTGGCAACCAAGAGACGCTGCGGCGAATCCTTGAGGCTGAACGTAAGCTGGCTGCATTACGCGGCAATACGGCTGCGTTTGGTGGCGCAGGCGGCTCGGCAGCAGCAAGTGGCTTACTCGGAGGCTCCCAATGATCCGCAAAGAAGATTACATCGCAGGCAAGATTGAAAAGCTGCTGAAAGAAGGCAAGCCGCAGAAACAGGCGGTCGCAATCGCGTACAATATGGAAAAGCAGCGGAAGGGTAAGAAATGACGATCACCTACCGGCTAGTCAAAGGTTCGCGCCTCACAAACGCTGAGCTTGATGAGAACTTCCGCACGATCAATGATGCCTACGCCACTGTAGAGCCTGCCATTGCGACGATTGACGCAAGTGTTAGTGCAGCCAATGCTTCAGCAGTCAACGCGGCTTCTAGCGCATCTGCGGCGGCTGTAAGTGCAGGCACTGCATCTAATGCGTCTGTCACCGCTCAGGCTCAGGCTGCTGCTGCGGCTTTTTCGGCATCTGAGGCTCAGTTGAGTGAGGATGCGGCTGCTGCAAGCGCATTGCAGTCGGCCAATTCCGCTACCGCATCAGCGGCATCGGCAACCAGTGCATCAGGATCGGCATCGTCTGCTGCCTCGTCTGCTGCATCGGCATTGGCTGACCGACAGCTTGCTCAGACTGCTGCCGTCAACGCTGCTGCTTCGGCATCTGCGGCTGCTGGCTCTGTGGCTACCGCTCAGGCTGCTGCTGCCACTGCAACGACAAAGGCTGGCGAAGCGGCTGGCTCGGCTACCAATGCTGCTAACAGTGCTGCTGCGGCTGCTGGATCGGCGCTGACAGCAAGCAATGCCGCAAGCAATGCTCAGACATCTGCCGCTGGCGCATTGTCATCGGCAAATAACGCATCAGCATCGGCATCGCAGGCTGCGATCTCGGCAGGCAATGCGGCTACATCGGCAAGCAATGCTGCGGCTAGTGCCCTGAGTGCATCCAACTCTGCTGCTAACGCGCTGACCTCATCAAACAACGCTGCTATCAGCGCAAGCCAGGCTCTGTCGGCTCGCAATGACATCTTTGCTTTCATGTCCTCTGACGGCAACGTGTTTGCGACAAAGGCTCTCGCAGATGCTGCTGTGGCTACGCTCACCCCAAGCTCTGCTGTTATGGTGCTGGCTGACGAGACCAAGAATGGCCGCGAGTCGTTCTATCGCGTTGTGCCTGTCGATCCTGAGTCGCTGTCGCTTGATTTCACAACCGGCGTCTACCAGATCGGTAACGGCTCGCAGCAGCTTGAGTTTATCGGCAACAACAACATCAACTATGTCGCCACTACGCCTGCAACCAGCGCATCTGCCGGACAGCGCGGCGACTTCTACTCTGACGACTCTTTCCTGTACTTCTACGGTGCCACTGGCTGGCGTCGTATCGCTGGAGCAACCTTCTAATGACACTGACCGCTAAGACATTTCCTGAGATCGTCACCTACACCCGCGCATCTGGCGCAACACGCGTCAACGCTGCTGGCCTGATTGTCGGCGTGGACTTCTCGTCTACTTCGAATACGATCACCACTGGCAGCAAGACATTCACTCTGACCGCTGATGCCAATGTCAATCGTGATTGGCCTGTTGGCTCGTCGGTGATTGCCGTCTCGCAGGCTGGCGCTGTCGGCACGATGACGGGAACGGTGACTTCGTACACGCCTTCGACTCAGGTGCTGGTTATCAATGTGGCTTCGGTTACTGGGTCAGGTACATCCACGAACTGGCGTATTGGCAGTTTGGAGTTTCGGCGGGACTTCACGGATGCTACTCGTACTGGTGGGTTGGTTGAGGGTGGGGCGACGAATATCCTTTTGAGATCAGAAGAAATTGAGAATGCTTACTACACAAAAGTGGCATCTACTGTTTCAGCGAATGCAGTTGTTTCGCCTAATGGCAGTCAGAATGCTGACATTCTAATTCCAAACACTGTATCAACAATCCACCATCTGCAAAGAAGTGCTATCACCTTAAATGGTTCTGTTGCTGAACTTGTTCTTTACGCAAGGCCAAACGGATACAACTTCATTCAGTTTGGATTTAATGCTACTGGTGGCCTTGGATACGCAACAGTTGACCTTACAACTGGCGTTTCCACGCAAATAACATCAGGCCCGGCAGCAATCGTCAATTCACTTGTTACCACCAGAAAGCTACCTAGCGGATGGGTTGAGTGTAGGCTTTCGCGCTTTGCTGCTAGCGCGGCTGCTGAAGTAAATATCTTTGTCCTAGACCAATTCTCAACGGCATTCGCTGGGGTGGCGTTTGCAGGGGATGGGACATCTGGTGTTGCTATTTGGGGAATGCAGATTGC